AATTATGGAATCTACATTACGTTCAATATATAAGAACGAAACAGGCAAAGAAGCTCTCGATGTATTTGGCAAAGAGACACAAGATTATAAGACATGGAGAACGGCTTATCTAGCGTTGCACAATCTTACTGATGTATATGATACGACAGCTTAAAGGAATAACATGGCACAAGTAACACCAAAAGATGATGAACAAAAAGCATCAACTCAGCACCCAGAAAAGAATGAATATCCTTTACAGGAAGTATATCAGCATGAAGGCGGATATCGCTTTGTAATTGGTAATGAAAAAGGTAAGCAGTTTGTAGCTGAATGGCATCCTTCTGGTTCTCACACTATTCATCACCCTGATGGTTCAGTAACTAGCTGGACTGTAGGCGATCATAAAGTTGCTCATAAAGGTGGCAAGTCCGTTATTATTGGAAATAATGGAGATGTTCTTATTGCTGGTCATAGCAGCAATGCAGTTGAAGGTGGAGAACATAAAGAAGTGGCTGGTGATTCATCAAGCGTTGTGGGCGGAAAGACCAACATCGTTGCATTGGGCGGAATGGGGATGGCAGTACAGGGTAATATGTACATGGGTACTACTGGAGCCATCTCAATGAACCCTGGCGGCGGCCTTAAGATTGTTGGTAATGTAGAACTTGAAGGTAATTTGACTATGAAAGGTAATATTGCTTTGACAGGTGATATTGATCAAAAGGGTACTCACACTGATAGTAAGGGCGGCCATATTGGCGCAAGCCCAAGTCCAAACCCTGCACTTCCAAATATTAATCAGAGCTCACCTGCTCTAACCTCGTAAGGAATTTAAATGGTAGTTCGCGCGGATAAGTTCACACTCAAGCAAAAAGAGATCGAGCGCTACTCTGATTTTGCTACGTCTTTTGATATGAATCCGTTTACAGGAATGCTAGCGCGTGTTACTAATGAAGATGCTGTTAAACAGTCTCTTAAGAATATTGTCTTGACTGAATGCGGAGAGCGCTTTTATGATTCAAACAAAGGTAGCAAGGTAAAGCAGTCTTTGTTTGAATTGTTTGATTATTCAATGTTTGATGTTGTTAAATTACAGCTTAGAGCAGCACTTTCTGCATATGAGCCTAGAGCAACGATTGTTGACATACAAGCTGATGCCGATCCTCTTGACTTCAATACAATGAGGGTCAAGATAATTTTCTCTGTGATAAATATTCCAAACTCACAATTTTCATTAGATCTTAACGTATCTCGAGTGCGATAAATGGCAGCAAATACATCACAGACACTATTGACGCTAGACTTTGCAACCTATAAGGCGTCTCTCAAAACATACTTGAAGAACAATCCAGTCTTCAAGGACTATGAATTTGAGGGACCGAATCTTTCAGTGTTGCTTGATATTCTAGCGTATAATACGTTTCAGACAGGCTTCTATACCAATATGGCTCTATCAGAGTCGTTTTTGGATAGCGCCCAGCTGCGTTCATCAGTTGTATCGCATGCAAAAGATTTAAACTATCTTCCAGTATCTGCTAAGTCACCTAAAGCACAAGTTAATGTTGTGTTTACAGCTACTGGTGCTTCTGCTCCTTATACAATTCCAAAGGGAAGTTCTTTTTCAACTATTATTAAAAACAAGTCATATGTATTCAACACAGACCAGAATATCATTGCTACTTACACTGGTTCTGGTAACACATTTTATTTTACCGCAGACATCTATGAAGGTCTCTATGCCAACGACCCCTTCGTTTTCCAGACGTCTAGTGATCCACAGAAGTTCAAATTAACAAACCAAAACATTGATACAGATTCTTTGGTCGTAACTGTATTTGAAAACGGTTCGCAATATGGTGATGAATATATCAAGACTGATACGTTGCTGGGCCTAGATGAAAATAGCAAGATCTATTTTATTCAGGCTACTGCAGATGGTTACTATGAAATCCTATTTGGTGATAATATCTTTGGTCACAAGCCGCTTGATCAATCACTAATTAACGTTAATTATCGCGTTACTGATGGTGCAGCTGCTAACGGTTCAAAGCTATTCAGCGTAGACTTTGATCCAACTGGTGTAGGTGAGCTAACTTCTACACCTACAGCAACAACACTTAAGAATGCGCAAGACGGTACTGATAAAGAATCAATTGAATCAGTAAGAGTATATGCGCCTCGCTATTTTGCTACTCAGCAGCGTGCAGTATCTTCTGATGACTATGCTTCTATTATTCTAGCTAAGTTCCCTAGCGCTATTGACGACGTAAACGTTTATGGTGGCGAGACTCTTAACCCCAAGCAGTATGGTCGAGTTGTTATTGCGCTTAAGCCCAAGACACAAGATGGTTCAATCGTACCTGATTCAACAAAGCAGCAAATTTCAAATATGTTGCTTAACTATATTGCTATCCCATCAAAAGCAATTCTTACTGACCCTGATTACTTCTATATTTCAGTTGAGTCAACAGTGCAATATGATGCAGCCAAGACAACAAAACTATCAGTTGAATTGCAGACTGTTATTCAAACAGCTATGACTACATTTGCAGCTGCAAACCTAGAAAAATTTGGTAAGGACTTCCGCTATTCTCGTTTTGTAAGCACTATTGATAGTTCAGACGATTCAATTGTATCAAACGATACAACTGTTCAGATGATTAAAAGACTGACACCTGTACTTAATACAAGCACCAACTATGTTATTCAGTTTAATAATGCAGCTGGTATTGGTACAATTGGTGATACTGCATTTTCAGAAGAAGCAGTTCTTACATCTTCATTTTTTACATATGTAGATATGGCATCGCAACAGGTTTATGAATCTTGCTATATTCAGGACGATTCACTTGGTAAGCTTGCAATCTTCTCTTCTGCATCTGATACACCTGTTCTAATTAATCCTGACACGGGTTCTATCAATTACACGACAGGTGAAGTGCAAATTGATAACTTTATTTCATCCGACTATACAAATCATATTTCACTATACTTAAAGCTAGCAACCAAAGACATTATTGTGCAGCAAAAGAACATCTTGATGCTTGATCTGGCTGACGTAGCTATTAATCTAATTCCAATGGTTGATTAATGGACAATCCTATCGAGAAGCATATATCGAACCTGGTTCAATTCCAGTTTCCATCATTCTACAATGAACACGGGCCTGTATTCATTCAGTTCGTGCAAGCGTATTATGAATGGCTAGAAGAGACAGGCAACCCACTCTACTACAATCGCCGTCTTCTAGAAACGTTTGATATTGACGAGACGCTAGATGAATTTCTTGAACATTTTCAGCGCAAGTATCTTTATGGTATTCCTTTTGACGTAATTATCAACAAGCGTTCTTTGATTAAGCACGTACTTGATGCTTATCGTTCTAAGGGCTCTGTACAGTGCTTTAAACTTCTATTCCGTCTAATCTACAACGAAAACGTAGAAGTATATCTTCCCGGTAATGATATGCTTCGTCCTTCTGATGCTACATGGGTGCACCCTATGTACATTGAAGCTTCTGAATCTGATTATCTATCTCAGATGGTTGGTAAGAAAATCCAAGGAACAATTTCTGGGACATCAGCTGTTGTTGAAGGTATTGTAAGATTGCCTGTAAAAGGCTCTATTGTTAATATGGTATTCATTACCAACGTTAACCCACGAGAAGGCAACTTCACACCTGGTGAATCATTTGTTATTGCTGAATTGATAGGCACAACTGACTTCCAGACGCTTCTTAATGACTCTCCTACTGTCATTGGATCGCTTGATTCAATTGACATGCTTAATGGCGGTCAGAACTTTAAAGTTGGCGATCAGCTAGCTATTGCTCGTTATGATCTCTCAACTGGCGCGCTCCTTACAAACGGTATTGGCGGAAAGTTATCTGTACGCGAAGTTGGTTCTGCAAATGGACAGCTAAGTTTTGTTATTACCAACTATGGTTTCGGTATCAGCAACACAGCCAATGTGTTCTTATATGCTAATACTCTTGATACTGTAACTGTGAATGCAAGCTTTACTGTTGGTACTCTTGCATCTCCTCAGACTGTACAGTATAATACAGACGTAATTGCTTCAATCGCAAACTTAACGTTAAATGCTGCATCATTTGGTTTTGCAGCTGATCCAACTGCAAATGCAACAAGCAATACTCTTAATAATATGCTAGCATTTACGAACGGCACATTTGGTTCGTTGTCTGTTCTAGGAAATATTAATACAGGTACTGGCTATACCAGACCACTCAACATTTTTATTCGTAATTCATTAACATCAAATGCGCTAGGCGGAACAATTAGCTACAATACTGCTTCTGCCAATATTACAGGCACAAGCACATCGTTTACCAGCTATTTTTCTAACAATGATTCAATTGTAATCCAGGCCAACACATCGCTTGCCAATACAATTGAATACCATGTTATTCAGCAGGTTGTTAATAACACTGTGCTAGTTCTATATGATAAGCCTCTTAATAACTCTACAGCATCAGCAATCTATAGAGTTGCTCCTATCATTTTCCCTGCAAACTTTACATCTGATTCTATCTATATGCAGAATAATGACGGTACTCTGAATGGTAATAACTCAATTGTATCAGGACGTCCAAGTTCCGGTTCTGGTGTTATTTCAAAGATGAAAGCTATCGATTCAGGCCGCGCATATTACGACGGTGAAATTGTAACATTGTATCCAGCAGATTCTCTAGCATCTCCAACAATTGTTGTTGCAGGAAACAACTATGTTAATGGTGATAATCTAGTTGTTGTAGGTGGAAATCCATACCAGACTGCATCTGGTACAGTTCTTACAAACGGTAATGGTAATATTACATCGATCGTTTGGGATGCCGGGTCTGGGTATCAAGATGTGCCTAGAATTACTATTTCATCAAGAACAGGTAGCAATGCAAGCTTAACAACATCAATTATCCCTTATGATAATTCTATTACCGTAACAGGTCAGGTACGTAAGAAAGGTATTGGTGTGCGTAGAGGATACTGGTCAACAACCAGATCGTTTATAAGTTCAGATAAATATATTCAGGACTCATATTTCTATCAAGAATTCTCATACCAGCTTAAAGCTGCAGTAACTCTCGATAAATATAGAGAAATCCTTTATAAGACTTTCCATCCAACAGGAACTGAAATGTTTGGTGCTTACCACAAGTCACAAGTTGTTGGTGACGATGCAGAAGTTCTATATTCTAACACAACTCCAATAATCTCGTAAGGAATTATAATGGCTGTACTTTTGCCTAATTTCAAAAAGGCTATTATAGACGACATCATCAATGACATTACCAGCAATTCAGCATATTACTATGCATTTGCTGCTAATCCTGTTGCTCATGGCGCTAGTATTCCAGATGACGATTTGGGTGACAAGACTACATCTGCATATGCAAATTGGACAATGTTGTTTGGTAAAAAGATATCAAACTCAGATGTTATTCCTGTAATTAATAACTCTCCATGGGTGACCAATACAACATATGCAATGTATGATGATCAAAACGATCTATCAAACTCTAAATTTTATGCTGTTGTAACTGCAGGCGGTGGTGCAGATTATCTTGTTTATAAGTGCATCTACAATGCTGGAAATACTCCATCAACAGTAACACCACCTACATCTTCACCTCTTTACTCTACTGTCACATTGAATGACGGGTATATGTGGAGATATCTATATTCAATCTCTGCTACAACGTTCAACAAGTTTGTTCCAGCATCAAATTCTCATATTCCGGTTGTACCTAACAACTCGATTATCGCAAACGCTGGTTTCAACTCTACACTTGATGTTATTGCCATTGACTATGGTGGAAACGGTTATATTACCTATCACACAGGCAATGTTTCAACCGTATCAAATAGCACATATATTCAGATTGCAAACACTGCAGATGGTACACCGAATTTTTATGCTAACTGCTCAGTTTACATCTATAATACTACCGGTACTCCTTTTGGCCAGCTTCTTGATGTAACTGGATCAACTGCTATTGGTGGACAGCGCTGGATTACTACAAGTGTTGCAAACGTTTCAGCTATTAACGTAGCTTCCGCTGCCTATATTCTTTGCCCCAAAGTTGTAATTGACTCTGATGGTAAAGAAAATCCAACTGCATATTGCACAGTTAATTCAATTTTCAAGAATATTAACTCTGTAGTTGTTGTAGACCCAGGTTCATATATTTCAAGAGCTAATGCCTCTATTGTAGTTGCTAATAACTTTGGTTCAGGCGCGATTATTCGTCCTATTGTCCCTTCACCTGGTGGCCACGGTTCAAACCCTGCAGCAGAGCTATTTTGCAGAGGTTTGGGTGTTCAATTTAAATTTGCGAACTCGGAAAGCAATACTATTCCTACTAATGTGCTTTACAACAAAGTAGGTATTATTAAGAACCCATATGCTCTTAATGCAAATAACACCAAAGGATCTGCATTTACAAGCAATACGTTCTCACAGGTATTGAAAGCTAATGTTTCGCCAGCAACTACATTTGTTAATGCGGCTGTAATTTCCGGCTCTTCTTCTGGAGCCAATGGTGTTGTAGCGTTTTCAAATAGCACAATACTTTATATTGTGGGTGATAAAGATTTCTCAAACGGAGAAACTGTTACATCAAGTAACCTATCATCTTCAATTAGCATCACAACACTTGGCGATCTTTATGCCAAAGAACTTAATGCGCTCTATGTCCAGAACATTGATGATATTACTCGCACATCAAGTCAAACTGAGACATACAAAGTAATCATCAAGATATAAATAGATCGAAACAACCGGATTCCTACTAGATGACATCAGAGCTTTATACTACAAATCTTGGCCTTGCGCCCTACTACAGCAATTTCGATCAAGCTAAACAGCAATATCGCTATCTGTTTAAAGCTTCAATCCCCCTTCAGGTACAAGAACTGCAGGGCATTCAAGCTATGTTGCAAGACCAGATTTCAAAGTTTGGTCGCAACGTATACAAAGAAGGTTCAATTGTTGAAGGATGTCGCTTTAGCTTTGATGTAAACAACCTATACTACATCAAGATTAACGATAATTATACAAACGGCTCTGCAATCGCAACTGCATCTCTCGCAGCTCTTGCTAACAATCGAGTATACAATGCAAATGGCCTATATGCACAAATTATTACTAGCATCTCTGGTTCTACTACCGCTGCTCCTAATACCAATACACTATACATTAAGTATCAGAATGCTGCTAACACACAATCAGAGTTTGCAGCAAACGATGTGCTAACCGTTACTAACTCTATTAGCAACGCGACAATTTGTACAATTCAGGTTTGCACAAATACTGTCATTGCAAATATTGGTGCGCCATCTGGAAAATCATACGCGCTTGGCGTATCAGAAGGCGTAATTTTCCATAAAGGTACATTTGTTTACGTACTTCCTCAGTACGTGATTGTATCACTATATTCAGGCTATCCTAATAATCTATCAGTAGGCTTCTCATCTGTTGAAACAATTGTTACAGCAGATATGGATGAGACTCTATATGATAATGCAGACGGTTCGCCTAACTATGCTGCTCCAGGTGCAGATCGCCTACAGATCGTTCCATATCTAAATGTAATTAATACCAATGCTATCACCAACACTTCTACATTCTTCTCGCTTGTAGACTTTGTTGATGGTGCGGCTGCAACAATTCGTCAGCGTGAAGAACTGTCTTCATTGGGTGATTATATTGCAACACGTGTTTATGAAGCGCATGGTGATTTCGTAGTTCGTCCATTTAAGCTTTCTACTATCCCTCTTGATAGCTCAAACAGCATTTCTAATACTTACGTAGCACTGCAAACAGATGCAGGTATTGGTTATGTAGAAGGTTATCGCGTTGAGCATACCGCTCCTATCCCAACACTTCTTAGAAAAGCTAACGACTTTGCCAATGTAACAGCACAGCAGGTAACTGCTAACTTTGGTTATTATGCGTTTGTTAAAGAATTAGCAGGAACATTCCTATCTGGAACAGGCGCTGTTCAGGTTGAATTGCATAATGTAGCTAAGACAGCTGTGTCTGGCGGATCATTACTGGGTGTTGGCTATTCAACAGCTACTAAGATTGGTACTGCATATGTAAGAGGTATTACTCTCGATACAATTGCAAACTATCTTCCAAGCACAACCTATAAAGTATACCTGTTTAATATTCAGATGTCACCTGGTTTTAACTTCGGTGATGTGAAGTCTATTATCAACTACTCTGGTTCGGTGCTAGGTGTTTCTGACGTTGTTCTTACATATAACGCTTCAACTGGTACGAATACAGCTGTTCTTCAGGACACATATCTAAATGGTATGGTGTATAACTTCGGTGCAACTGCTCTTAAGCCAGATGGTTTTGGTAATACAGCTGCATTTAATTATAAGGCTAAAGTATCAACAACTGTTCAAACAAACGGTTATGCCTCTGTATCGGTTGGTGCAGCTGCAGGAACGGGTGTTGCAGGTTTTGCCTATACTGGCACAATGTCTGGTGACACTGAAAAGAAATTTATCATTGTTCCAACAGCGAACGGTATTGCATCTAACAGCTCTGCCAACGTTGTAATTGTAGCTGGTGCAAATACAGTTATTGCAAACGGTTCAACTTCATTCTTAACCGACTATGCAATTGGTGATTATGTTGCTGTGTATACAACAGCTACACCAGAAATTAAGCTAATTACCAACATTGCAAATAACACATATATGAACGTTGCATCTAACTTTGCAACTTCAAATGGTACTACGCGTCATGCTACCGCATTCCCTGCAGGTATACCAATTAATTTCTCTGGCAAAGCTACCAGAACTATTACAACAACATCAAATACAACTGGTGGCTTCCAGCTTGAAAAGACTATGCAGGGCACATTTGGTGCAGATGTATACTTTGATATCAAGAGATCTTCTACTGTTCCAACCTCAAAGGTTGTTAAGAAGCTAACCTATGTTAAAATTGACTGCTCTAACAACGCAGCAAATAGCACTGGCCCGTGGTGTCTAGGTCTCCCAGACGTACTTAATGTTTCACGAGTATTTCTTGGTTCAGGCGGTACATATAGCAATAGCGGTACTGATTATTCAGCAAACTTCTTCTTGGATAACGGGCAGCGCGATTGCCATTATGGCCTAGCTTATCTATATCCCAAGACAAACATTGTACCTGCAAATGGCACAATCCTTGTTGAACTAACTCACTTTACGCATAATGCTTCTCAGGGTGTTGGCTTCTTTACTGCTAACTCATACCCAATTGATGCAAATACTGCTAATACAAATGCTATTCAGATTAGCGATATTCCGCTATACACTACTCAGAAAGGTACTGTATTCGATCTAAGAGATTGTGTTGATTTCCGTGTTCGTGCTTCTAACACTGCTGTTTCTTCAAATACAGTAGCTGGCGCAACAATTAATCCATCATCAACAGTATCATTCTCTAGCTCTTCATATCTAGTAGCACCTGACTCTAACTTCCAGTCAGATCTGCAATATTATATGCCTCGTGTTGATCGCGCGGTTATTGATATTAACGGAACACTATCAATTGTAGAAGGTAACCCTCAAGTTATTAATCCGCAGCCTCCAGAAGAGCCTGCAATGACAATGACTTTGGGTATCATTTCTGTTCCACCATATCCATCACTATCAACACCCGAAGCTAAAGCAGAAGGTCGTTATGACTATGCTATTCAGTGTAAGCTGCAGCAAAATCGCCGCTATACAATGCGTGATATTGGTGTACTAGATTCTCGTATTACTAATATTGAGTACTACACATCGCTTAATCTTCTAGAGCAATCCGCTCAGTCATTGCTTGTTCGTTCAAGCACAACTGGTCAGAATCGCTTTAGAAATGGTATCTTTGTTGATCCGTTCAATGGTTTTGATATTTCAAATACCAATGATCCTAACTTTAAGATTGCTATTGACTCTGATCGTTCTGAGATAAGACCTCGTTTTGCTCAGCGTCGTACTGATATGAGCTTTGATGCTAACAACTCTACCAACACTGTTCTGCATGGTGAGCTGGTAATGTTGCAGCACTCATCAAATAACCTTTATATCACACAGCCATACGCTTCAAAGTATCGTAACTGTATTGAAGGTAACGTGTTTGAGTGGCTTGGAACTATGACACTTAATCCACCAGCGACGCTTGATCCAGACCTTTCAACATCTCCAGATGTTATTAACAATCTTGATCTTGCAGCTAACTGGATTAATCTTGGTCAGTCTGCATGGGGTACACATTGGGGTAATTGGGTTGACGTTGCAACAAACGTAACTGTTAATACTGCTTCTTCAACAAGCGGCTCAACAACTACAACTACAACTCAGACAACCACAACCACAACACAGCAAAAGACTGGTCAGCAGCTTAATGTAACTACTCAGCAAAACCAGTATAACCTAGGTACGTTTGTAACTAATATCTCGTTGCTTCCTTACTTAAAGCCTGCAGTTATTAGATTTACAGCGCATGGTCTGAAGCCTAATACACGTGTTTATGCATTCTTTAATAACGTGGCTGTATCAAACTACTGTGCACCTCGTTTCTCTGACTTTACATTCAACAGCATTTCGGGTGATAAGCATTCGGGATTCTATGGCGATCCACTATGGACAGATAGCACTGGTTCTATCTATGGTACATTTGTAATTCCGGCTAATACGTTCCGTTCACAGGAACTAATATTCATGCTTACAGACGTAAGTGATATTGTTGCTGGTGCTTTGGCTATGAAGACAAAAGCAACTGCTACCTTCTATGGTTCAAGACTAGCGTTTTCAACTGCATCGTCTATTCTAAATACACGTGAAGCAGTTGTTAACTTGAATGAAATTACAGAATCAAAAGTTATTACTGGAACAAACGTAACTACATCAATTGTGACTACGCCAACAATTCCATACACACCATACACACCATATAATCCTGCTGGTGGAGGTGGCGGTGGAGAGGGCCCAGGCACCTCAGCCGATTCTGATGGTGATGGTTGTGCATGTGGCGATGGCGCAGAATAAGGAAAATTTAAATGGGTAAGCCAATAGGTCAAACTTTTTATGTTAATGAACCCCCACCACCGCTGGGTGCTGCAGGTGTGTTCTTGACCAAGGTTGACATTTTCTTTAAAGAAGTATCAGATACATATGGTATTGAGTTGCAGATTCGTAAGACTGAAAACGGTCTGCCAACTGCATCTCGACTACCATTTGCTACAAAAGTACTGCCAGCTGCTAATTGTGTTGCAAGCAACACTGCTGCACTCGCGACTACGTTTGAATTTGATACTCCTGTGTTTCTTCCATCTAATGATCTTTATGCACTGGTACTAATGCCTGTTGGAGGTAACCCTGACTATCTAGCATGGACAGGTACTATCAGTGAAACAGATATCTCAACAAACACACCAATCTTTGTTAACAACTCGACTGGCGATCTATTCATTTCGTCAAACGATCTAAGCTGGCAGCCAGTTTATAATGAAGACTTAAAGTTTAATCTTTATATTGCTAACTTTACTTCTACAACCGGTAAGGCATACTTCCGCTCGCCAAATGAAGAGTGGTTTGTATATCGTAATCTTGTTGGTAACTTTATTCCACGTGAAACAATCTACTTTGGTAATACACCAGCAACAGCTGTAGTGTTTAATATTTCAAGCTTGTCTGGTACATTTACTGCAGGTGACACTGCATATCAAGGCAACAGCTCATATATTGTAAAGGGTATTGTTACTTCAGCAAACAGCACGGTAATCAAGCTTAAGAACACTACAGGTGCGTTCTCTAATACCACTTTGTTTAATGCTAATGCTGCGGCTAACTGTGTAGCCAACGTTGTACTTCAGTATAACTCTACAACAGCTACATCAAATGTAATTAGTGTTCCCGATTCATCGCTATTTGCGGCTGGTAATTCATACATATATGTACAGACAAACAATCGTTCGAACACTTATATTCTTAAAGTAACCTCGATTGTCAACTCAACTGCAATTCAGGTTAATAGTGCAGTAGCATTTACTGATTCTGCAGCTACTGTTGGTCGTTTGATTGCAAATGGCTATATGTATGGTAAGTTTTCGGGCGGTTCGCTAATTAATGGTAACTACTACACAATTCTTGATGCATCGAGCGCAAATAGCACAGTAAATCTAGCTAACGCTTCATTCTCAAATTGTCAGGTTATTGGTTCGGCATCTGGCGCTTCTGCATGGCTTAAGACTGTGTTCAACGCTCCTTATGATTCGTTGACACCACACTTCTTAACAGCTATCTATGCCAATACATCGATTGATTGGTACTTGAAAGGTACGCGTAACGATGGCTCATATACTCGTGATGCTAATACATCTATCTCAATTAATAACGAAGCTATTAATGAGTTTACTGACTACAAGCGTATTGCTATGTCAAAGTCAAACGAACTTACAACTGTTCTTGGTTCAAACGGTTCGCTTGTTATTGAGACAACAATGCAGACTCAGAACACCAAAATCTCTCCTGTTATTGATACAATAAGATCGTCTGCTACTATTACATCAAACATCTTGTCACCAGAAGCAGATCATACAGGATATAAGCTTACATATATCTTAACAGGTGCAAATACAATCGCTGATGGCGCCACGATTACTTCTACATCATGGGGTAATACTGCAACAGGTACTGTTCTATTCTCTAATTCAACAGTCATGACTGTCTCAGGTGTTAATGGTAAGTTTACCAACACCACATTTACAGCAACTGGTGGTGTCGCTGGCTATATTACAAACGCTGTTGAATATGCAGAATCAAAGCCTATTAATTATTACTTTACTTCGCGCTATATCAGCAAGAACGTAATTCTAGCAGCAGACCAGGATTCAGAAGATATGATCACATATCTAACTGCATATCGTCCTGCTGGTACTAACTTTATGGTATTTGCTAAGATTCTAAACACTGCAGATAATGATCTGTTTAGAAACAAAGCATGGTCAAGAATGTATGAAGCAAGCAGCCCTCAGCTGTTTTCTGCTACAGGAAGTATTGATGATCAGCTAGAAATTCAGTATACATTCCCAACATCACAGCGCATTTACATTTCTAACACTGTATGTAATACAACATCTGCAAACGTTACAGTGAATAGCACTCAGTACCTTTCAAAGGGCAGCTGCATTTACTTTGGTGAAGCGAACGGCTTCAATGTTCGCAAAGTTGTGTATGTAACTAACACTACTTCAGTAGTTGTAGATCGTGCCCCATCATTTGTATCTGGTAATGCTAATATGGGAATTATTCCTGGTCTTGAAGACTCAACAGCAGCATTCCTATATGATCAAGGAAATAACGTTGTTAGGTATGTAACATCCTCAGACGCAATTTATGATCGCTATATTCAGTTTGCTATCAAGATTGTACCAATTGGTAACAACTCACTCATCGTTCCACGATGTGCAGACGTTAGAACATTGGCATTGCAGGTATAATGAACAACTATATCAAAGTAAAGGATCATCCGGGGTTAGTAAGAGATAAGCAATCAACTGCTATTCTCAATACCTCTAAAGATGATCTGGCTAAATATCGTGAAGAACGCGATCAAAAGATGAAATTGCAGCAGGCTGTTCAAGACGTTGCAGAATTGAAGAATGACATGGCAGAGATTAAAGATCTGTTGCAACAACTCTTAAAGAAGTAATAGATGACAGTAGCTATTTCAAACGTCGCACTAACTAATACAATTGATTTCTGGCGCACAGTTACTAATCAGCTGGCATCAGCAATGTCGACTTATGCGGTAACAACAAACGCTAACGTTGCTACAGGTAACGCGATTATCAATGGCTACTTCACAGCCAATGGTATTACAGTTAACACTTTTACAGTAAATGGTGGTACAGGCGTAATTAACGTTGCGTCTGGAAATGTGACAGCCAATCTTATTGTTGGTGGTACTGGTACGTTTGGTAATATAACTGTAACTGGTACTGCAACAGTCAATGTTGCATCTGTTACAACCTATACCGGCAACTTGATGACAGTTAACACTGGCTCATTTGCTGCGCTTTCAACTAACAATATTACTGGCAATAACGGCACCATCACAACGTTCAATACTACAACAGCGAACGTTAATACAATTAATGGTACCAACGCTACATTCATTAATATTTCAGCTAACGTTGCAATTGCCAACACACTTAAAGTTGGTAATGCTACAGTCAACGTAACTGTTCTAGCACCCAATACAACACAGGCCAACGGCTCATATTACCTGAACGGTAATGGTAACTGGACGACAATCTCGTTCCCATCAGTTGTTACTGGTTCAAACACATATGTACAGTTTAACGGTAACGCTTCTCTATCATCAAGTGCTGGCTTTACTTTTAACTATGCATCCAATACACTAGTTGTTTCAAACACTGTCTCTGCTAATATTGTTATAACTGGCAATAATCAGACACAGCAGATTACAACTACAACGTCTGGTGCTACATCTCAAGTTATTGACTCATTCTTGATAGCAAACTTTAGAGGTGCAGAATATACAATCTCTGTATCTAACACATCAACAAATAGCTATCATATAACAAAGTTGTTGGTAATCCATAATGGTGGAACTGTTACAACTACAGAGTATGGCACACTATTTACCAATACCAACTTTGCTACATATACAGCAGCTATCAATGCAACAGCTGTATCAGTTAACGTTACACCAACCTTAACCACAACTACTGTTAATATCCAACGTACCTTATTGTCTATCTAAATAGTATAGTACTTTTCGGTCACATAGTGATTATAGCAACTTTTAGAAACAGTGCAAGAGAAATTAGATGGCAGTAAGAGCTAATCTTGTAATGAATCAGGGAGAGACATTTTCCAATCAAGTTCTTCTTCAAGACGAATTTGGTAATAATTATGATGTCTCAGGTTATACCTGCATTGCTTCTATGCGTAAGTATTACGGAAGCGCTAATGTGGCTTCTTTTTCAACTGCCATTTCTAATGGACAGTGCACTATTTCAATGACAGCAGCTCAAACGGCCAATGTTTCAGATGGCCGTTGGGTTTATGATATCGATATTATCAGTGCAAGTAATACAGTGACGCGAATTGTTGAAGGAATTATTACAGTAAAACCAGCAGCAACATATTGGACCAATTGGCCAACTATTGCTCCAGGTAATAACAACACAACTGCAGCAAATAACTCGTTCTAATGACAATAAAAGTAATTGTACAGCCTGCACAACAGACAGTAGTTATTAAAGCTAATAGTCAGGGTGCCTTGCAGGCAAACGCTGTAACAGTTGGTGTTTCTGTAGGTGGAAGTGGCGGTGCTACTCGACTAAAAGATCTTGTGGATGTTAATGCCGCAAATGCTCAGAATGGTGATGTGCTAGTTTATCAATCAAATAATCAATCTTATACGACCGGCCCTGTCGATGGCGGCGAGTTCTAAATAAGAATAAAAGGAGTCTAGACTAAATGGCTGGTCCAACACCAATTCAGATCCAACGTACCATGAACTTTGGTACGCCTAATACTACTCAGACTGCAGCAAACGGTCAGTTGGTGTATTCTGGTAACTCACAGGCATTATTCATTAACTTTGGCGGCACGATTTACGCTATTGGCGGTCTACGTGTTCCTGGTACTCTTACAGCTAACCAAGCATTGGTTGCTAATAGCACCAGCGGTATTGATAAAATTATTACTGCTAACGTTCAGACTGTTAATATTGGTATTACAGGTTCTATTACTGCAAATGGCGCGCTTGGTACTCTTAACCAGGTTCTAACATCTAACGCAACTGGTGGTGTATATTGGTCATCTCCTGGTGCTGCATCTGTTAACACTGCAGCTGCATATACCTGGACTAATACTCACATCTTCCAGGCTAACGTTACGCTAACTGGTAACGCTACAGCTGAATTGCTTGTTGGTGTTCCATTCCAGGCTGCAGCGCTTGGTGGTTCTGTAGCTAACCAGACTGGTTTCTATCAGGGTAACAGCACAGTCAATACTTCATGGACATATGCTGCTCTTACACTTGGTTCTACAACAGTTGGAAACGCATCTATTGCTGAAGGTACTCTAGGTGCTGCAGCCGCTGTAGGTGGTGTGCAAATTAACACAACAGCTGTTGCTCTAGGTAACAGCACTGTAAACGGTACAATTGGTTATAACTCAGTTTCAGTTGGTGCGCTTGCATCGAACGCTACAACAGTTGGTGTTGGTGCTAACGTTTATATGGATGCGACCAGACACTTTGCTGGTAACGCAACTGTAAACGCAGTTCTAACTTCTGCATCTCTCCAGTTCAATGGTGGTAATACAGTCAACAACACAATCTATACTGGCCGGGCTACTTCGGTTGCCAACGCCGGTGTGTCTGTTGGTCCAACTACTCCTCTTGTATCAAACGCAACCGGTCTATGGGTAATTGCTAACAACGGTATTGTTGCTAACTCAACCGGTCTATTTGCTAACCTAGGTTCTGGTCTTGTATTCTCAACTGGTGCAATTACAGTTAACAGCGTACTATCGCTAACAGATCTTACCCTTTCTGGTAACTTGACTGTACAGGGTACTACAACTACTCTTGACACAACTAACTTGCTTGTTAAAGACAACCAGATCGTTCTTGCTGATCAGCTAGCATCAACCGGTACATTCTTAGACAACGTTGATACTGGTTTCCATGTTAAGACTGGTAACACTTCAGTTAACTTCTATTCTGGTTTGGCACGTGTTGCTGCTTCATCAACCAATACAAATCCTGTATTCAAGTTGTTCAGCACTGCAACCAATCCTAACAACACAATTATTGATACAACTGCAAATACTGGTACGCTTATTGCGTTCTTGAACAGCGGCGCACTAACTTCAAACGCAACTAACGTAGCTATTACAGCAACTGGTTCGTTTGGTGTTAATATCGTAGCTAATACATTAGCGCTTTCAACTGCTCTTCCAGGTACTTCAGGTGGTACTGGTAAGCCTACAGTTGCTAACAACTCACTACTTTATGGTAACAGCACCAACGGATATAATGAATTGGTGCTTGGTACAACAGGTTATGTATTGCAGTCAAACGGTACTGCAATTGTTTATGACGTCATTGATGGCGGAACTTTCTAAACATAAAGTTAGCCTAAATAAATGATAGCAATCATGCTATGTTGTTTAGGAGACTGCAATGGAAAAATATGGATTTGTATATCTTTGGTTTGATAAAAAGCATATAAAATTCTATGTAGGGAGACATTGGGGAACAGAAGATGACGGATATATTTGCTCATCAAACAATATGAGAGCAAATTATAACCATAGACCTCAAGATTTCAAACGTAGAATTTTAGCTCGAGTATACGACAAAGAGCAACTTGTAGAAGAAGAACAGCGTTGGCTTAACATGATCAAGCCAGCTGAATGTAAAACAAAGTATTATAACGTTTCTTTGAGCGCTAAAACCGCTACAATGCGTGGTAAAAAGCACTCAGCTGAGACTATTGAAAAAATACGTGCTGGTAATAAAGGAAAAGTTGTCACAGAAGCTACAAAGCAAAAGATTAGAGAAGCTCATGCAATACAATTCTCTAATCCAAAGCAGCGAGAGTCCCGCTCTGAGAAAATTAGAGCGCTGTGGAACGATCCTGAATACCGTAAAAAGCAAACATTAAATAAGATAGGCTACGTTCAGTCTCAAGAGACAAAAGATAAACGAGCTGCAAAATTAAGAGAATACTGGAAGCATAATGTTAAACTTCCGACACGTTAATTGGAGATTATTATGAGTGACAATCTAGATTTAGACGCACAGCAGACTCAACCAAATATTGATCCTCAGCTAGGCATCTATGCCATTTACATTAAGAAGCTTGAAGACCTTCAGATGGAGCTGTCTCGCAAGCTTATGAATTCTGAGGTTAATAATGAGATTTTGCAAAATTCATTGAACCAGGCTAATGATGCATATTCTAAGTTGATGGAACAGTTTCAGCAACTTGGCCAAGGCATGCATATTACGACTCAGCAGCGCGATGAATTAAATGAAGAGATCAAGAAGTATCAGGCTAAAGAAGCTGAATTTAAAGCTATGAAACTTGAAAGAGACTCTACATGTCGTCAGAGAGATGATTATCATCGCGAATTGCAGATTCAAATTAATAGAGCTAATGAACTAGAGCATCGTATTGCTATTGTTGAACAGAATGCTCGTAATGCAATTGATAGAGCTAATGCAGCTGAATTAGAGGCATCCAAAGCAGCTGGTGAACTTAAAGCACTAAAAGTAAAGCCAGATCCTTTAGACCTGGATGCTAAAGTAAAGCAACCCAAAAAGAAAGTTGCAAAAGTAAAGTAAAATGGCAGGGCCAACACCAGTTAAAATTCGCCGTACAACTACAGCGAATAAGGTTCCAACTACGTCGGACATTACTATTGGTGAGATGAGCTTTAATCTTACTGATCGTAAGGGCTTTACGTCTGACGGTTCTAATGTGTTTGAAATTGGTGCTAATGTCTCTTCACAGACAATTGGTGCTAACTCAACTATTAATGGTATTAACAACTCGTTGATTAGAGTTACCACAACAGGTGCATCAACTCAGAATGTTGATTCATGGGCTATTGCATCATGGCGTTCTGCTATATACAATGTGTCTGTTAAAGATAATAACGCTAATAACTATCTAGCAGCATCTGCCACAATGCTGTTTGATGGTACAGTATCGACTGTCTCTGTTTTTGGAGTAGTATACTCGAATACCTATATGGGCACCTTTACTTCTACAGCAAATGCAACCCATGCAAGTCTTCAATTCACGCCTGTTTCAGCCAATACTACTCTTTCAATTAGCAGAACGTTGATTTGTGTATAAATAACTGGTGGTGTGTTTTAAGGAGATGAACTATGGATACCCAAGAAATTAAGATTGATCGTAATAATGCTGCTCTATTTGGCTTTGGTGGAAACACTGCAGTCACAGACGTTGTAAGCAAGATTCTTCAGGTTAAGTTTAGCGATGCTGAGCTACAGGCTATTTTGACTGTGCTTGGTATTGTTCTTAAGGCTGCTGGTCTACAGGGTCTACAAGACTTTATTGCAATGTTAGTACGTATGGAACAGCAATTTATTGCAGCAAAGCAGCCTGCAGCTACTCCTGCGGCTAATACAAGCAAGTAAGCTTAAACAGAGAAGTAGATGGCATTACAAAATTTCTTCGTTCAGGATGGCCTGAACGTTAATAATTATATTACTGCTAATTCTACTACTCTCAAAGTAGGTACGAATACTACTATTAACTCGACGGCGATACGTATAGGTAATGCCGTCGGGTTTGCTTTAGGTGCTAACGCTGATTCGTTGGGATCTAACGGCTTCTATCTAGCGTCCAATGGTACAACTGTCTTTTGGTCAGCTGTATCTGGCGGTGCTCCCAACACTGCAGCTGCTTTTGCATGGACAAATACTCATTCATTTGCTGGTAACGTAACTATTACGTCGACTGCGTTTTTAAGTGCTAACGGCACTGTAGGAACCAACGGCCAATTCCTTGCGTCTAACGGCACAACTGTATATTGGGCAACCCCGTCTGCATCAGCAACAGCAGGTGGACCTAACACAGCTATTCAGTATGCTAATGGTACTGCTATGGCTGGTAATGGTGAATTTACATACGATTATGTAACAGGTCAGTTGCAGGTTGGTACTTCTGGTTTTGCATTCCCGTCTTCTACCAAAGTAGAAATTCACAGCAATGCTAATAGCTATGCTGAAGTTAATATTCAAAATGCTAACGCGGGTGTGCAAGGCTCATCTGATATTGTAGTAACTGCAGACTCTGGTAATGACGTTGTTGATTATATTGACTTGGGTATTAATAGCTCTGGTTATTCTAATGCTTCATTTAACATTGTAGGTGCTAAGGATGGTTATCTTTATACATCAAACGGTCACCTTGCAATTGGTACTTTGGCAGCTAAAGAAATTCGTTTCCACGCTAATGGATCAACAACAACAAATGAAGTTTTATCTATTAATAGCGCTGCTATTCAAATTACAAACGGCGTAATGCTTTACGCCAATAATGATCCTGGTACAGCAGGTCAAGTTCTTTCATCAAACGGTTCAGGTGTATATTGGGGTACTGCAGCAGCTGGTGGCATTAGTGGTGCACAATTAATGACCGGTTTAAATCAGGCATGGTTCTAAGGAGATAAAATGGCAGGTAATCAAAATCCTATTTTCTCACGAGTAGGTGATATTCAAGGTGGTGTGACACTTCAGACCGCTGCAGCAGACTATACTGGACAGTCAAACAACAATTCAACAGTATTTGTAGCTGATAATACAAATGGTGGATTTGTTCAGCGTCTTCGTTTTAAGGCAACTGGTACAAACATTGCAACAGTAGCGCGTATCTATATTAATAACGGCAACGCGCAGCATGTTTCAGTATGTTCAGCGCCCGGCGTCCCTACTATTGCTAACACAACCGGTGGTACTCTTCCAGTTGCAACTTATACAGCTCGTGTTCAGGCGCTTGATGCAAGAGGTGCACCAACAGCATGGAGCTCTAACTCTGCACTAACTGCAGTAGCTGGTGGAGCTGCAAACGTTTCGTGGTCAGCTGTTGCTAACGCTGCAGCATATCGTGTTGCAATTGGTTTGACTGGTGGTAATGAAGGTGTAGTGCTTCCACAAACTAATGCTACGTTTATTCTTGTTACATCAATTGACAATACAGTAAATACGGCAATTTGTGATCTTGGTCAGGCTCAGCTTTTACTTAATAACTTCTTCTTTGGTGAAGTCTCATTACCTGCTACAACTGGTACAGCAACTGCTGCTACAGCTGAAATTGAATATCCAATGAACGTAGCTCTTCCACCTGGTTATAAAGTTATTGTTGGGCTTGGTACTACTGTTGGTAACAGCTGGATTTGTTCAGCAATCGGTGGCAAATACTAATGATTGATCTTTATGGTTTGTTATCAGGCCAGTATCCTGCTGGTATGGATGTACAAACATTTCTTGGAAACACATTAACTACTAATTTACAGTGGCGCACGTGGCGAAAGCCACGTGGCTGTAAAATGGTTTATATGCTATGTATTGGTGGTGGCAGCTCAGGGGGATGTGGCCTTAATACTAGTACTACAAGCGGAGGCGGGGCCGGGGGTGGTTCAGGTGCTGTTACTACTCTTTTAATACCAGCTATGTTTCTGCCTGACATTCTTTATGTGCAAGCGGGCGCCGGTGGAAGACAACCAGCCACACTTGTTTCAGCAGCTGTTGGTGTTGCTGGTATTGCTTCATATGTTTTGCTTGAAGGTGGTACATCACAGATTGCACAATTAACTGCAATATATGCCAACGGTGGTGCAGCAACTGGTGCTGCAGCAACAACTACTACCGGCGGCGTTGCTGGTACCGCTGCAGCAGTTGCAACTATTTCAAACATGCCTTTTGCTGGTAGAGGCTTTTATCAGTTCTTTGCAGGTGTAGCAGGCTCTGCAGGTGGCACATCGACAGGCGCAGGCGCCAACATTACAACTGCTTTTCAGGCTGGCCAAATTGTAACTGGTGGTACTGGTGGAGGAGGCGCGAGCGCTACCCCAGGTGCTGGTGGTACTATTTCTGGTTCAGCTTTTGCATCTGGTGCAATTCAAAACTATACAACAGCAGCCGCGGCTTCATCCGGTGCAACAGCTGCTCAACCTGGATATACACCGCCTGCAACACTGTTTAATTTGTTTTATGGGGGTCTAGGCGGCGGAGGTGGAAATACAACCGCTGGTGGTGCACCTGGAGCTGGTGGCCCCGGTGGTCCTGGTTGCGGCGGTGGAGGTGCTGGCGGTACAACTACTACAAACGCAACCCTAGCTCGTCCTGGTGATGGTGGTCCTGGTTTAGTTATTATAGCGGCTTGGTAATATGTTAGACTTTACTCATCTTGTTGGAAACACATCATACGATACTCAAATTTTTATGGGTAACGGTGTTGCAACTCTGACTAATTGGCAAACGTGGCGCAAACCGCGTGGCTCTAAAATGCTATACGTTATTGCTGTTGGTGGCGGTTCATCAGGAGGATGTGCTCTCAACACCAGCACTACTAGTGGTGGAGGTGCGGGCGGAATGTCTGGAGCACAATCATGCTTATTAATTCCTTCATTTTGTGTACCAGATGAATTATACATTCAGGCCGGCGCAGGTGGTAAGCAACCTTCAACTCTTGTTTCAGCAGCTGTTGGTGTAGCAGGCCAGCCAACATATGTTGCATTGGAACCGGTAACAGCAAATATTCCAACCGGTGTTATGCTTATTTCTGCTAAAGGTGGTGCTGCGACTGGCGCTGCCGCAAAAGCTACAACTGGTGGTGCCGTCGGCACTGCAGCAGCAGCAATGACAATTAATGATGCTAATTGGGGCACAAGAGGAATTTGGTTTTCACTTGGTTCGGCACTCGGAACCGCAGGCGGTGCTTCTACAGCTGCTGGCGCCCAGCTAACTCTTCCTACCACTGGACAAATGGTTACGGGTGGTGCCGGTGGTGGAGGACAGAACGGCGCAACTTCAACGTTTGCAGGCGGTACAATTGCTGCTATTGGAATGGGACAATTTGTACCTTTTACTGATTCTGGTATTGCACCAGGTGGTAACGGAAGCGGTGGCATTTTTAAACCATGGACCTATTTTACAGGCGGAACAGGTGGTGCAGGATGCGCAATTACTGCTGGTACTAATGCAGGATCAGGCGGGAATGGTGCACCAGGTTGCGGCGGTGGAGGTGCGGGCGGGTCAAATACAACTAACCCAACTTTAGCAAGACCTGGAGACGGAGGCGATGGTTTTGTAATCATCGTATCATTCTAATGTTAGCAGAAGTACAACATTTTATATACGAAGCTGATGCATCTGGTGCAGACGTTAAAGTCTATACTATGCCTACGGATGTTCCTACAAGAACTGCAACAGTTACATTTGGTAACAATTATTATACTTGGAACAAACCACAAAACGCTAAATGGGTTTGTATTATTGCGCAAGGCGGAGGTGGCTCAGGTGGAGCTGCTGGTGCAAACGCATCAACCGGAAGCGGTGGAGGTATGGGCGGGCCATCTGGACAATATTCCATGGCATTTTTCCCATCATTTATGCTTCCTGATACTCTCTATATTGCCGTTGGTGCTGGCGGTAAATTGCCCGCTCCAGCAGCTGGCGCCGGTTCTGTTAATGGGTGTGCTTCATTTGTTTCAATTGATCCATTATTAACAACTACAACAGCTTGTACTTCTATTCTAGTATATTCAAACGGTGGTGATGGAGTTGGTACTCAGCTATCAGCTGCAAACGGTTCTACTGGTGCTGCAACTACAGCTGGTGGTGGCGCCTCATCTGTTCTAGCTGCACAACCTAGAGCTGCTGCAGGCATTTGGAAAGCTAACACTGCACCGTCTTGTGCAGGCGGTGCAGGCGGATCAAACAGTGCTACTGACGCTAGAGGTGAATCACTAGGCGTATTTTCTGGAAGTAGAATGTATGGATGTGCTGGCCCAGGTGCTGGAGGTGGTGGCGGAATGGGAGGTATTACTACACCAGGTGCAGCTGCAGCGGGCGGCACTCCATTTTCTTTATCACAATCTGGTACTCTTGGCGGCCTTGGAACATTTTTAATTGATCATGCTAACTCAAATTTGACAAATATTAATAGCTCAGCAAACGGTGGAAATATTGGTGTTGCTGGTGGTGATGGTCAACCAACTGTTATTAATAGATTTCTATGGATG